CGTTGTAGATCAAAGCTCTGCGATTGCTTTGAGAGATCATGTCCTCGTGGCGCTATCCAAGGCTAAGGGTTCATATGACTGGAATGATATCGTGGACTCATCTGTGTACGGCGATCTTCAGAGAAGGACGAAAGGAAGTGGCTTTAGGATGCCATGGTCGTATAAGAAAGCTAAACACGACGCGTGTGGTGGACAGGGGTGTTCTGGTTGTGAAAATGGTAAAGTGAATCAATTGGCCTATCTTCCAGTTTTTATGTATACACCAGAGCCGTTGAGTACAATTATTCGTGTACAACCAACACCAGATGTCAAGCTCCTAAAGATGGCTGCGGTTCGCACAGATGCTCCTCAGACTACATTTGTTAAACCACCTTCTATGCCTATGAGGGAAGGTGCATTTACTGAAGATGAAATTAAGGATGAACTTCAGGATGAAGAACTCAAATACATGATACAGTCTTTTGTTCAGAAGAATCTCGAGGGGCAATCCACTGCTTACATTACTAAGCTTTTCAAACACAAAAATACATTCCTAGCCGCAACGAATTCAAACTATTGTGAAAATCTGAGAAGAGAGCACAACTCAAACCACGTCTGGTTCATCATCAGTGGAAAACTCATCATACAGAAGTGTTTTTGTCGTTGTGAAACTCTCAGGGGACGGAAGGATGGTTTCTGTAAAGACTTCTGTGGTCGTCGCCATGAACTATCGAGTCCAATAATCAATAAGTTGTATCCCAAAAAGGAAGAAATCCAAAATTGTCCAGAAATCAAGAAATTCGTTGAAAAACCCCAACCTAAACAGACGGAGATAAAACCTCTATTACAACGGTTTGTTCGGAAATTTATGGATAACCAGTTGGACACTACAATCGTAAGTGTCAAAAGAAACAAAACCGAATACGTAGCCCTCACAACCTCAATGTATTGCGAATCTATCAAGGGAGAGCACAAGGATCATGTGATGTCTTATATCATCAAGGGTAATAAAATAACACAAAAATGTCCGGTTTGTAAAGGGAAGAAGAATGTGGCTAGAACACACCAAATTATTGACAACAATCTCGTAAAACTACTTAAACAATAATACGGAGTACTAGTAAATGGTTATAGTTACTCGTACCCGTTCAGGAAGACATATAAAGAAACCCACTCTATTCCAGGCTACGGAAAGTGTTTTAGAAGATGATTATGGTACGGATGAACACGATACTGATATAGATTCCGAATTAGACACAGATGATGAATTATACGATGAAGACAGTGAAGAGGAATATGACGAAGACGCAGATGAAAATGGTAATCTCAAAGACTTTGTGGTAGATGATGAAAGTGAAAGTGAGGAAGAAAGTGCTTAAAAAAAACCGTTTATATATTAGAAAATGGAAACTGATATTGGTAACCCCATTGAATATAACCCCGTTCTTCAAGAAGTTCCAGAGGAGAAAGATGAAAGTAACGAGAAACACTCTGAAGAGTATTACTTTCATCCGTCTGAATATCCACAACCCCCACCACCTTATCAAGGTCAGGAGTCCTTTGATTTATTCAAGAATGTTGACAAGTCAACTTGGATCATAGCGTTTGCAGTATTTTTACTTGGCTTTTTTATGGGGAAAACCATGCAGCCAGTTATCCTCAGGTACACTTGAGAATGGAACAAACTTTCCTATATTACCAACTTTTGGGGGTATGAAATGATTAATAAAGGGATCTTTATATGTATCCTTAATAAACCCAGCAGTAGTACTGGCTTCAGGTATTTTAACCTTTTTCTTCTCCTTTTTGTTTTCTGGGGTCATCCCCTCAAAAAACAAAATAAAGAAAGCACTGACGAGAATGATTGTTACGATTGTACCAATCATTTAGTATTAGTCATGAAAATTATTTACTTGGAAGAAACCTCGGGTTCACCATCATCCTTAGTTTCTTCGATCTTGGCCTCAGTGGAAGCCTCCTCCTCCTCCTTAATCTCACTCATCTCAGAAGCCTTAGCAGCTTCCTCGCGCTGCTTCTGACGATCCTTCATCTCTTGGTTAACAATCTCATCAGCCTCCTTGACGAGATCCTCCATGTTAGCATCAGGCTTCTCCTTCTTGAGACGCTCTAGAACCTCAGCTGGGTGAGAGATGGGAGCCTCATCAGGTTTCGTGTAGAAAGTTGAGTTGTCGTCACCAGGGGCAAAGCCAGACTTATCAGACATACCCTGTTTACGTTCGTTAAACATACGAGCAGCCTGAGCCTGATTCTCCTTGTAACCAGTCATGATCTCCTCAAGCTTCTCGTTAGTATAGTGAACATCCTCAATCTTAGAAGAGTCAGGTGGGATAAGTAGCCACTTGTACATGTCAACGACGTAGATATCAAACGTGGGATCCTCCTTCTGAAGACGCTTGGCGTGGTTCGCAGCCTCATCGCGGTTCGCGAAAGTTCCTCGGATCTTAATACCAAACTTATCATTCTTCTGGGGGCATTCGGGGCCAACAATAGAAAGGCAAGCGAAAACCTGACCAGGTACAGTCGTATAATCTTGTTCAAGAGACATTATAGCTTTTGAACGTTTGTAAACTTTAAGCCCTAAGTAGAGAATTAAAGATATGAAACTATCATGAATTATGGAAGAGATTCGTAAAAATCACAACGACGCCAAGAGGGAGCTTATCCAGAGTGTTACTAAGAATGGTCAACACATTCTTGATGTTGGGTGTGGTTTTGGGGGTGATCTACAGAAGTGGCACAAGTGTGGTGCCAATATCAATATGTGTGACCCGGAACCCACGGCTCTCGTTGAAGCCAAATCTAGAGCAAAAAACATGCATATGCGAGTGAATTTTTACGAGGGTGACATACACAACTGTCCAAAGCGAAAATTTGAGGTGGTCTGTTTCAACTTCTCGTTACACTACATCTTCAAAACTAGGGATCTCTTCTTCAGTTCAATCCACGAAATCCGAAAACGCGTAAAACCAGGTGGACTTCTGATTGGTATCATCCCAGATTCGGAAAAGATCATATTCAAAACACCACTTCAAGATGACATGGGAAACTTCTTCAAACTCAAAGATCATGGGAATGGTGGCTTTGGTGAGAAATTGTTTGTACACCTGACAGACACACCATATTACGCAGAAGGACCCAAGTCAGAACCTGTTGCATACAAAGACCTGTTGGTGACGCACCTAGAGGAGCTTGGATTTAAATTACAACTTTGGGAGGGTCTTCGGGGTAACCCAATCTCAGAGTTGTACAGTAAATTTATCTTTGCTTATACTAGATGATACCTTTTTTAGTATTGATCGTGATCAATCTGATCATACTTTTCATGATACGTGAACCAGAGAATTTCGCAGAAGTGAAAAGGAGATACAAAATTCTCAGAGAACACATTGAGAAAACGAACAACGAAAAGTTTCGTGTATTGATACACCCAATTCCCTTGACAGCACTGAGGAAGATGTCAGGGACTGTAGGTTACAATGTCAATAAAGGGGCGGACATAACCATATGTATAGATGGTGAAGTGAATGAGATTATGCATGTGTTGATTCACGAGCTTGCGCACAGTACGGTGCCTGAGTGGACACATTCCGAAAACTTTTGGAATAACTTCATGGAGTTGAGAGGGGTATGTGAATCTATAGGAATTTACACTAGATTGCCAGACAAGACCAAATTCTGCGGTCAATACATTCAGGATAAATAAAATCTCGTAATATGATAAATGCAAACTCCTGTTAATGATCTCTTAGCAGCGATTTTTTCTTGGGTTGTGTTCTACGCCGTTACACAAGTCCCCAAGCACACTGATAATTACTACGCTAACCTCATCTTCTTAACTGTTATCATTCCTAACGCCGCTCGCGCCATCGTCGGTGACATCCCCCGTCTTGCAGTCGATCGCTCTTTCTTTGCTATGGCGACCCTTTTCGCGCTCATCATCACCTTCGCTATTAACGAAATGTGGAAGCGTTCTAAGGATACTGTCAAGAATTTTCATAAGAGTGATAGAAGGAAGCATTTGGAGTTGAACGGTGTTTTAGCTGCCGCTTTCGTTGGTGGTGCTTTACTTACCTACTTCAGTGGTATAGATAATTCTATCTATAACAACATGATGCAGGCTTAAGCCCTGATAATGTAGCTCTTCGCAAAGAAGAAGATGAGAGCGGCTACTCCTCCAGTAGTCGCTAAACCAATCACACTTCTACCCCCTTGTTCGTTAAGGAACTTGGGGATAGAGGTCGCAAGACGATCCTGGATGGGCTTGCTAACGGCAATAGCAGTACAAACCGCTACAACGAGAGAAGTGAGCTGATCATCGGTGAGATTGAGAGGGTTTTTGCTTTCGGGAGCCTCCTCCTTAGTTTTTTGGGAGGGGGAAGGATAAGCAGCTTGAGGTTGAGCAGCGACCATCTGGGGCATAACACCTTGTACCCTGGGATCCTCGGTCATCGCGGGTGGTTCCATCATAATGTCATTAATGGGTGTAGAGTCCATCGTGTCTTTATTTGTACCCATATTTTTTTCCTCTTGTTTAAACGCTGTAGAAGGTTTATCTTGGGTCTGTAATGGTACCATACCTTCACCATCGTCGAAGAGATTCATAGTGTACACGTGTTCGGAAGACATGTTATTATAATCGTATGTTTTCTTGAAGTGTTAAGTGACGCGCCTATTTCTTTTTCGTGATTGTGAGCTTGGTTTTCTTCGTCGTCTTTTTGGCGTCCTGTTCCATTTGATTTATATGCTTTGGATTGTACATCTTTTTATGCATATTCCAAAGTTGAGGGCTACCAACCCTGAAATTTTTCCGAAGAGTTGCCTTGTACCAAAATACACAATCCTGAATCTTGTTAGACTTTACAGTGTTGTCTAACACGAGGCATTCGTAATTTTCTGTACAGGCATCCATCACCTTGCAAAACATATCAAATGAGGGGAATATACCAAAAAAGGATTTGTAAAGCTTCTCTCGATTCTGAATGATATTCTCCCTGAGAATAAAGACATAATCCACGTTAGCTCTAAGTGCTGGTGGTAAGTCCATTACATACTGCATCGTCAACATGAAGAAGATCTTCCAATGACGACCGTTCATAAAACATTGCCTAATACACGTGTCCTTTAGAAACTTGGAGTCATACATACAGTCATCCAAAAGCATGAAAGCTCCACAATTCGTTTTTCCTCCACCCACCAACTTTCTCTGTCTAGCCATAACCCTCTCTATCGCCTCTCTGTCGTAGTCACCATAAACGAATAGGTCAGGAATGAATTCAGAATAAAAGTGATTTCCCTCTTCTGTCCCAGAAAGCACTATCCCCGCTGGTAAATGTTTCTTATGGTACATAATATCCTTAACTAGCGTTGATTTACCTGTATTACGCTTTCCTATGAATACGCAAACCCGATCATCACTGATCGTCTCGGGTTTGAATTTCCTCAACTGAAGATTCATTCTAGTATAGCGCTCCGTTTTATTTACCAAAATTTTACTCATATACAGTAGGAATGGCTGGTCGATTAAGACTTGCTACATCAGGAATCCAAGATCAGTGGTTGACCGGTGAACCACAGTTTTCATATTTCCTGATGAATTTCAAGAGACATACGAAGTTTTCGTTCGACTATGTAGAAAGCCAGTTCGATGGAAAGATTGATTTCGGTAGTCTTCTCACGTGTAGAGTTCCCAATGATAAAGGTGATCTCATCAAGAACTTTAACCTTAAGGTTACTCTCACAAATCCAATACCCAGTGCCAACGTATGGAGTAAATCTATAATATCACATCTTGTAGATTACGCTGAATTGGTTATTGGTGGTCAAGTTGTACAAAAGATTACAGGAGAATACATTTACATGTATCAGCAGCTTCATAGTACAAATGACGATATTGAACAGACTCTGTACTTCTTAAATGGACATGGTAACACGCTTTCGTATACAGGTGAATACTCATACTTTTTAGACTTACCATTCTATTTTTATAGGAACCCTAGCCTATCTATACCGACGTGTGCTCTCACTAAACAAATTGTAGAGGTTCGAATCAAAACGAGACCCTTAAGGGAACTTATACACTTTGGTGCACCAGAAACGATTAATGCTTCTATAAAGAAGTTCTCGTTAGATACAGAATTTGTGTATCTCACTGATGATGAGAAGGGGTTCTTAGTATCTAGACCAATTGATTATGTCATTACACAACTCCAGATTGCCAAGTTCAAAATGAACCCTGGTGAAAACAAAAAGTCTGTGATGTTGAAGTTTTCACACCCCGTAAAGGAACTCATGTTTGTATCACAGTCAGAGGATTCAGTTCAAAATAACTATCCAAATCAATACAATACAATTACGAATGCTGAACTTCGGTTTAACAATGAGGTTGTCTTCAATAGAAACAATCTGTTCCTGACCTATGAACAACCTTTCAAACATCACATAAACGCTCCACAAGCTTCTACTAGTTCCAAATTTGGTATGTATTCCTTTTCCTTACAACCCGAGATGTACTATCCAACCGGGCAGGTGAATATGAGTCGTATATCTCACAAACTGTTCACAATTGAGATTGATCCATTAACTACAACAGACTACAATAACACGCGGGTGTACGCCATAAACTACAATATCCTCAGATTTGAGAGTGGATTAGCCGGTTTAAAATTTTAGGTAGTTATATTAGTAATGGCTGGTAGAATACAGATGCTAACGTCTGGATCCCAAGACAGGTATTTCACGAGGAATCCAGACTACAGTCATTTTGTAGAAGCTTTTAAGAAGCACACAAACTTTTCTACACAGTACGATGATTTAGATCCAGAAAATGAAGCAGATTTTGGGAAAAAGATTAAGTTCAAGATTCCCCAAAATCAAGGTGATCTATTGAAAACATTGAGTGTAAAAATGACTCTACCTGAAATTCCAGGTAGCCCTGTATACGTAGAATCGGCTGGTCATGCCATAATTGATCATGTAGATCTCATCATAGGTGGTACCATAGTTCAACGACTTCATAGTGATTATCTTCAAATATATTCAGAGCACAACGTTACACAAACGAAGCAAAAGGCACTTGAACAACTCATTGGAAAGTATTCACTTAGAACAAGTGATAAATTGGTGGGTGAAGTAGTTACAGGTGGTGGAATACCTAATAGAGGTATCATCATAACAGGTACACTCGGTGCTAGTTCAGATGAAAACTTCTTCGTTGATCTACCCTTCTACTTCTATAAACACCCAGAACTTGCTATACCCCTCTGTGCCATAAACAAGCAAGAAGTTGAGGTTGAAATTACACTTAGAAAATCAGAAGAAATTATGGTTGATATTGATGGTAGTCGTGTTACGTCACCCCCAGCTATACACATTAAGGACTTTAAACTCTCTACAGAAGTTGTATTTTTGGATAAAAGTGAAAGATCCAAGATGCAAAAGATAAAGAAAGACTACATCATAACACAGTTACAACAGAATGTATTTGATATGGGTGTAGGCATTAATGAGGGAACATTCAATCTTGACTTTAGGAATCCAGTCAAGGAACTCTACTTTGTGATTCAAAGACAAGGTACTAGGGGTAATGGTGTATCACATGGTAACTTTGTGACACCATTTGATTACGACAATACGGCTCTTACGGTTGACAACAAGCGCATTCTTTACGAAAACCTCAATTATCTCACTCTAAAGTTTGATGGCCAGGACATTATTACAGAGGAAACTGGCAATGTACTAATGTTGAAAGCTGTCCAAGCGGCTATACATCACTCCAAGACACAACTCATTAGGAGATTCTATTCCTATAGCTTTGCTTTACAACCAGAGGAGGCCTATCCAACTGGACAGGTAAATATGAGTAACGTAAAAGAGCAATTACTACACCTAAGTCTAACATCGTGTCCAGATTTTGCCAGACAAATTAGAGTTTACGGAGTGAGTCACAACATTCTTCGTGTTGGTGAGGGAATTGCGCAATCTCTTTTTACTCTTAAATACTAAAGATGAATATGCAAAGTGGTTTTGGTGATGCTGGTGACCGAATGGCTGAACAGTACATTGAAACAATGACTAACATTCTTCTTCCTGTTTTTGAAAAGGGTACCTTGCTCGCAGCCGAATATTGCAAGGCTTGTGGGAGAAATACATTACTCTCAGAAGACATGGAATATGCGATGAAATACTGTGCAATGAACGCAGTTGGTGAGACTGTTGGAACTATGTTCCCAGATCTATATGAAGATATGTCTGATGAATCAGAGGATGATGAGATGGAGGTTGTAGATGCTAATGAGTGTCCCACATTTGAGAGATACTCGGGTACAGATCCACAGTTCATACAGATTAACGAGGCATACGATCGTTGGGATTCATGGGTGCCTCAAAATCCGACAGAACAGATGTTAAAAAATGCTATTAATAGTAATGAGCCAATGGGAGCCTGAAGGTTGGAATTTCTCTGATTCAGGGGTAAAATTACATATTTATGGTGAAAACGACGATTCAGACAGTAGCTCTAGCGGAGATATATCAGGGGACGATCAACTCTTTGCGAATTCAAAAAACGCTAAAAAGACTAAATATAAAAAAATTGAAAAGGAAGAATTATTACCAGAATAAATAATTTTCCTAACCTATAGTATACTACTCACGATGAAGGCGGCTATGCAAACTGTCACCCTTGTTACCCAGGAGCTGGAGACCCAGTCTCTCAACGCGATTGTTGCTGGTTTCTCTTTCGCGGCGGCGATGTCCTGGATGGATGTCGTCCGTTTCATCATTAACCAGGTCATTAAGGTGCCCAAGAATGGTGGTACCCAGTACGCGCTCACCGCGGTGCTTACTACCCTCCTCTCTATCGCGGTCTACATGATGATCTCCACCGTGTCTACTCGCGTCTCTAAGCCTGCTCAGCCAGTCTACGCCATTACCCGTTAAGTGGGTGGTGGAATTGGTGGCGGGGGGGCTTTAGATCCCCCTTTCATAAGAAACATCAATACAATACCGAAGAAGGCAATAATGCCTATGTAAATATAAACTTCCTGGTTGTACAGAATCTCGCTTCCCAGATTCTTTACTTTCTCATTTTTCTTCGCCTTTTCCTTTTTCACAAACTTGTCTAATGGAACTTTAGTTAGACCCTCAAGCTTGTCTGTGGAACACTTAATCTCAAATTTTAAGACGTGATCAGTGCTTCCAACTTCATACGTCGTGAGAACGCCGTTATTCATGTATAAAAATTCAATTCCAATATCTTTGATAACCTTCTGTGGTCCTGAGTGAAATCGGTGTACGAGGGGGTCATCAGAACCGTTAAATGTTATACTGGTTGTACCATCGAGAAGTATATGACCAGTGTAATGTGGAGTCCCCACATACACAGATTGATTGAGTTCATCTGAACCCGAAGACAGTCTCAAAATTAACGAATTTGGTGAAGGTGACTGGGGTGTAGGGATACGTGCAGATATAAGTCGAATCTCCTCAACGTGATATATGGGATTTTCTAACGCAATGACGTAGTTATTAGAGTTTGGGTATACACTCGAATCACGCTGACTACTATCTATGCTTAGGGTATGGACCTTCATTAAAATATAGGCACAATATTTTAATGAGTGTTTTCAACAGTTTGATACAAATATCTAACGATAGAGGGCATGCGAAAGAGGGTTGTTTTGTAACTGCTTGGCGGCGAGACCAAGATTCTTGGAGTTGGGATTTTCGTTGCCCTTGTAAGGGTTGAACTGATGGAACGTCTTGCTCTGGTACTGTTGGGTCCATCCACCATCGGCTGCATTCATACGTCCATCAATGCGCGAGGTGTCACTACGAACCGCAGTAAGTTTACCACCCTGCTTGAGGGCGCTCTCACGAACATTCATACGACCAGCGTTGCCCATCCGGTTAGGCTTACCTCTACGATCTTCTGGGCGGAAACCATACTTGGCGAGTTCCTCATTGGTCTTAGCACTGACTCGGCTCGCAGCACCAGTCGCGTAAGCGCCGTGGAAACTGTGAATACCTGGGGCTGGTTGGTTATTGTACATGTATTGTTCGTCGTTGCGATCAGCCTTGAACCTCGTGGGGTCCTGGGCGAGCGTCTGAGCCGAAACCATACGCTTAGCACCATTGTAACCTAAGCCATCATTGCGCATACCAGTTTCGGAACGGTTGGTGGTTCTCTTAGTTCTCTCATGCTCGTTACGGGGAACGACACCAGTCATACCCTGAGCACGACCAGCCATGGTAGGTAACCTAGAGGGTAAGTAGGAGGTTGTCTCGGGTTTGTTATGAGTAAGTTGACCAACCTTCGCGGAACGACCACCAGTAATGTCGGCAGCTGGACCAGAACGTCCTGGTAAAGTTGTAAGACGGTACTCACCAACGTTGATGGGGTTAACCCTAAACATTTGCTGATACCCACCAACAGCTGGGACATTGGCGTCAACACCTAGACCGGGACCAACCAGTTGCTTCTCTACTGGGGAAAGGTTATTCATACGCCCCTGATCGAACATACGACCACGCATGTCAAGTAATTCTTGTCCACCACTTCGTTGCTGACGACCAATATCCGCGAAACTTGCCATCTCCTTCTTGGATGGGACTTCTACTCGGGAAACAAAATCATTCTCTTTGAATGTAGGGGGAAGAGCGGGACCAGCCCCACTATCATTTGCTAATGTGATATTTGCCTCTGGACTATAGTTTTCAGTCTTGGACTTACTTAAAGTCCTTCCAGCATAAACGAGACCAGCTACGGCTAAAACCGAAATAGGATCAGCCATTCTTATTTCTTACTGACATTTTT